AGTTTTGGCCAAACCGGAAGCCGTGTTGAGGAGAATCTCACATGGTTATTGGATGGATGTTGCTCCTGAGTATCGTACGGCCTATGGCACTTTTGATTACGGCAAGTTTGAGAGAGTGCAGGCGGCGCGTATTGAAGCGCTTAAGGACAAGGAATACACGGATGATGAGGTGCTATCTTGCATCCCATGGGAAGCGTGGACCTTGCGCCCGTGTGCCTTTGATGGCTCACCGTTACAGGGCCAGGGACCGTCAGTGTTTTCGCTGATTAAGGACGTCGCTGCAGAATTAAAGCTGCGCGCTTCCCGGCACACTGACAATGTGGCTGCTTTGAACAAGTGGCTCAACATGTTTCCTGGAGCGATTCAGCACGAGTCCGGACTGGAGTCCGATTGTGAGGTCATTTATGACGCTGACAGCTACCCGCTCAACGACATTAACTATGATGAGGAGGAACTCCGCGCTGAGCATGATACGCCCGTTCGCATGATGGTCGCTGATCCTCTCGAGAAGCGAGCTTCTGTTCAGGATGACAAGTATGCCGGCAGGGCTGCCCGCATTGATGCGAAGTATGAGACTTCATTCTGGAAGAAGGCCTTTCACGAGGCAGCTGAGGGAGACCGCAGAGCGAGGCGTGATGTCACTTATGGCTTCCGCCTTTTCTTTCGCGAGATCAAGCGCGGGTTTAAGGACACTTACACCAAGGCACGCAATGGCAATATTATTTGCTCTGCCACTATGGTGGCATACATTGTGCTTGCCATACGCACTCTCAAAGCTGTTTGGTCAGTTGCTACTGCAGCGGCCAAAGCTATCCGCAACCTTATTTTCGGAGCACCTGACGACGATGCTGAGCATCAGAGTGTGCACCAGGAGAAGGTTTTTCCTGCTAAGAAGCAACCTGCAGAGGTTATGCCATCTGCTCGCGCAGAGATGGGCAATCCCCCGGAAGATGGCGCCGCAGATCGAGTTTACAAGAATACTTGGAAGCTCATGTGTGGCGACGAGACTGTGGGGCAAGTGCTCATGCTGCGCGGGAAGATTGGCGTGATGCCTTTTCATTTCCGCAAGGGCTTGTCCAGTGCTGACACTATTGAGATGATCGCATGCTCTGCTCACACAGGCGGGCTTCGCGTCAAGATGACTGGGGCCAAGTTTTCCAGCTTTGAACACAAGGATTACCCAGCACTGGATTTGACCTTCGTGGATTTTAGTCCAGTTTGCGCACAGGCCCACCGCGATGTGGTGAAATATTGCATCACTGA